CCCCAGCCCTCATCATAGAAGAATCGCTGGTTAAATCTGCGGTAACTGATGCTCCCCTGTACACTTCATCAAGGAGCCCGGTATAATTTTTAGCTAATACGATACTGTTTGGCATATTCTAATACCTCTCTTTCTTATTTTCCTTCCGCTGGAAGTCCCATTGCTGCCCGGAGTGCCGCCGTATTGGAATCTACTCCACCGGCTCCAGCTCCTCCAGTAGGTCCTACCGGATTGTTAATAGGTTCTGTCGCACCAAAAAGATAACCATTGTCTTTCTGGCAGGCCTCAATTGCGGCCTTGATATCTGCAGTCTGATCCTTACTTGTTTTCAATGCTTCAACATCAAGCAGGGCCTTAATTGCTTTTGCACTTCTCCCGCCAGCAGCCGTGATGGCGGCTTCAAGGGAGGTGCCAAATTGCATATCAGCAATCCTTGTCTCATATTCCGTCTTAGACTGCTCATATTTGGTCTTGTACTCGTCGACCTGGCTTTTCACCTGATCATAATCCTTGAATCCATCAATCGTGGTATTGGCCTCCTGAAGCTGTGTTTTAGTCTGTACCAGCTCAGTCTTTGCCTGATCCAAGTCTTCTTTGGCTGTTTTAATATCCGTTTCATTCTCTGCCATGATACTGTCCACCTGCT